CGGCCTACTCTGACTGATCGTCAGCGCAGAGATGACATTCTGGCAAAACAGAAAGAACTCTCTCCCTGGTTAACATTCATGCCCTTGAGCTGTATCTGCCCACACTGTGGGTTTGATTTCGTCATGTATGAAAAAGCCTATACCGAATTGATTACAGGGTGTCCCAACGTGGGATGCTTTAGGAGTTACTGCGAGTGAAAAATAAAATAGAGATTGGTGAACTAAAATCAAAAGTTGCATATAGCTTTCAGCAGCCATACAACAGAAATTTTGGTTTTGAAAAAAGTGCCAATAAAAAATATACAAAAGAAAATTTTAGATGGGATGCAAAATGGATAGCAACTGCAACTCCGTATTTGCTTGAAAACGAATTACTTGAGGTAATCTGTACAGCAGTTAACAAAAAGAAACTCAGGCAATTTGTCGATGCATTTTGGAGAGCCAGACCGCCAAATCATAATTTCTTTATGGAATGGAATGCAGCTTATGCAAGTGAATTATTAACAATTAATGATGACGAGCAATATCAGATTGAAATGAATTATCAACAGAAAGCGCGAGCTGGTGGAAAACCTTTTAAAGGAATGATAATGCCTGACATGATGGGTGTTTCAAGTCTTTATAGGAGACATCCTGTTGAAGAGATGTATAGCCATTATACTAAAAGCATCACGCAACAAGTTTCACCGAGCCGACAGGAATTTATGTTTCATTGGGCTAATAGGCAAGACAATTATGTTTATACTTCACCAGCAACTCTGAGCATATTTATGGAAGAAGATATGGAGCAATACGCAAAAATTTTGCAAAAACACGCAAAGAATCTGCCCCAAGCTGCTATTCAAAATACTTTAAATGGTCATCTTCCTGACACAAACGGATCTTTCGTTTTAAAAAAATGGCTAGATCTAGAGCAGATTCCAAAAGACATTGAAGAAATAGGTAGGTATATCGGCATTGGGCCACATTGTACTATGCGTGAACTAGACACAGATGGAACCAGAGATATGCGTAATAACGCCACAATGGATTTGTATCTGCACCCTCAAAAAATGTTTTTTGGTTATGAAAAACATGCTTTTTTAATAATGCTCTCAGCCATTTCAATGTTGAATTACGATTGGGTAGTAAACAAAGAAGCTGGCGTAATAGCCAGAGGCAGCAAAAGCGTAAACACTGAGGTACTACCCCAAGATCTCTACAAGCGAGTAACGATCAATTTACCCAAGGACAAAGCCGTCAAAGAGTTTATGAAGCCTATGCCTCGCACACGTAAGTTCGGTACAGCCGAACACTCTGTGCGAGGACACTGGAGAGTCTATAAGAAAACTGGTATTCGGGTATGGATTGCAGAGCATCATCGCGGAGACAGTAAGTATGGAACTGTGACAAAGGATTATGTCTTAGCTAAAAAGCCTGGGTTTCTAAAGCAAGCCAATACTTTAGAACCTTCAAGCACAATACATTAGGAGTTATTCCGAAATGACTTCAGAATTTGTACATAGAAAACGATATGAAGAGATGATGGACGTAACTCACGCTACTGTGACTAACTGGATGCAAAAGAAATGGCAGAGAGGTAAGCATTACGTTGTAGTTGGAAAAAATACTTTTATAAATCTTAATGAGGCAAACGCATGGCTAAAAAACTACCAACAGGATTATCAATCCAAAACGGACACTATCGAATAAGATTATACAAAGATGGTGAATGGGTATTTGATCGTACCTATACAGAAACATCTGTAGACCGTAAAAGCGATCTAACCAATATGATCGCAGAACTAAATAAATTAAAAGCAAGATTGATGCTTGGAGTTCCACTAGAAGACGATGATGATCTCGTTTATGGTGGAGATACAGGTGCAGAGTTTTTGCGTTTAAAACCAGCTATGAAGCAATTTTTAGGTCATGTTCGTCACGATCTAGAACCTTCTGCAGCAGTAACTTACAAAAAACGTCTTAATTTTTGGTACAAGGCATTTGGGAATATACCTTTGAACCAGCTAACAATTAAGCGTGTGAGAAGCTGGCTAAATGAACAAGATGAAGATCATAATTACAAGCGCAATTATGCCGCAACTTACCTTAAAGATTTGCGTAGCGTCCTTCAGTTGCTTTTCGATTTTCATGATGTTGATTGCGATTGGAGCAAACTCATTTCAAGAAAAGCAACAAAGAATCGTGCTATAGGGGTCTATAAAGCAGATCCCTATGATGACATTGAGATTACTAAACTTGTAGATCGATTGTCTGGTGTTGCAAAAGCGTATTATCAATTCGCTTTTGCAACCGGAATGAGACACCAAGAAATACTTGCTTTGCAATGGTCGGATATACGAAAAAGTGTGGCTATCGTACAAAGGCGATTAGTGCTAACTCAGGATGGATTACGAGTAGCAGAGGGTACCAAGAACGGAGATCCGCAGCGTAAAGTAATATTGAATGCAGTTGCTTTAAATGCACTAAGTAAACTTGAGTCACGCTGGCACAAGCATTGGATATTTCCAAACTTAGCAAATAACCATTATTCAAAGGTTAGCCAGAACGTATTCACTAAAGCCTGGAGACAGGCTCACAAAGAGGCTCACGTTCGTTTTAGGACGCAAAGACAGACTCGACATACCAGAGCAACCTCTTTGCTGTTAGACGATGTGAAGCCAACTACAGTAGCTGCTCAGTTAGGTCATCATATTCAGACATTGCATAGCCGCTACTACAGCTATATTGAAGATCAAGATAAGACTGAATTAGAGAAGCTTGAAAGCAACTGGGGCTGAAAATTTTGACTTGATTTTGACTTGAGTCTCAATTTTAGAAGAAAAATTTAACTAAGTCATTGATTTAGTTATTAAAAAGTTGGTCGGGGTAGAGAGATTTGAACTCACTACTAGACCGCGCACGATTGTACATGATTGCGAATGATTGTCTAGCAAAGCCTTGCGGATAAAGGGCTGTAGACTTTACGCAATCTTGTGCCATCATGTAACATCTTCCTTATATCGTTTATATTTGACTTGGATTTTGACTTGGCTTTTCAAACTTTTCAAAGTTTTCGCGTTTCAGACACACCCTACCTTTCAATAGTACTAATCAATCAATCCCATATAAAGGCCAGGACTTCTTAATGGATTAGATCTTGGTATCTCTTCTTGCGGAGTATCATCAGCGGCAGCTCCTTCCAAAGCTTCTGCAATGTTTCTAAGCGCCTGTATATTGATATCCTCTAGATCCTTACCAGCAAGAGCTTCTGAAGCTTCTCTGCGTAAAGAAATATTTCCAGGTTGAGGTATAGGATTTAAACTTTTTATATTCGTCAGAGTGCTTACACTCAATCTAGGATCCAAATTTAAATAGGATGCCATAAATTGTTGATGATCATTCATTCCAGACCTTTTGAAGTTTGTCAGTTTATCCATAAGTGTTCTGCCAGTATTTGCAACAATACTTGCTTGCATCAAACCAGTTTGACCTCCTCCAGGTACATTTTTAGCAAAAACTAAGGCTCCAGCATTATTTATTAATGTTTGCATTTGACCTCTTTCTTTCGCTCCTTCTTGAACCAAAGTCGATCTTGATGCCATATTAGGGTTGAGTCGCATAGTTTCAAAATCTGCCTCAACTATCCTGTTAAACAATTCAAACTTTTCAATCTGACCGGCATCAAAAAGTTCCTTCATTAAAGTAGCATCTCGTCTGAAGTATTGATCATATCGATTTTGATATACTGCTAGATTATTTGCCTGAGTATTGGCCGGTCTTGTAATAGGTTCAAACAATGAAAAGGCAATATCATTGCGTAGAAAATCCATCTGTGGACTATCCTCGCCAAAAAGATTAGCCAATTGTCTAACACTTCTAGCTGCTTCTGGTTTAAATCCAGAATCAGTTAGCCCAAAAATTAATCGTCTTATTTCTTCATTAGTCTTTGGTGTCTCTAAGAATTGACGCATAAATGCGTCACCTTCAAATTTTGCAAAATACTCTGCATAAAAATTATTCGCATTTCGCCATTTAGCCAAATTTGCAGGATCACCCATCAAATCCGATTTAAACGCCGTATCTATCCATTGATCGTACCCCCTCCTTAACCACTTCAAACCTTCTAAATCATTTAGATGCTCTGGAGTGACGTTCTTACCCGATTTTGTTACTTCATAGTTTTCAATTGCTTTATTGATTCGCTGTCGCAAAGCCCAAATTTGATCAACATCAGTAAAAGGTTCAAACACATCCCCAGTGCCTGTCGGTCTTGTTTCTCCTGTGTTACGACCTTGTGCAAACTCTATGTCTGGCTTCTTGCCCATCTGGGAAAGTTCATCTAAATACTTTCTTGTTAAAGTTGCAGTATCAATATCAAACCTATTCCATTTAACATCTGGATGGTTTCCTAAAAATCCATTTAGCAATGTAAACTGATCAGTAGAAACCCATGCATCTGATTCTCTAGCTTCTGCATACATCGCTCCAGCCATTTCTCTTTCAGCTTCTTGAGCCTCTAAAATAGATTTTTGAAGATTGTCTGGGCTTAGTGCTTCACCTTTGATTTGAAATCCACCAAGATCCTGACCTCTAACACGCTGCTCTCCTGTCAAGCCATCGATAACTTCATTACCTTTTGTAGCTAATTTTTGTAAACGATCCACTGAAATATCTTCAGGATCAAATCCCATCTCGCGCAATTGCTTATTGGCGTTGGCAATTGCGCGATTACGCATTGCCACTTGACCCCCTGTAAAAGCAATATCAGGACCAAAATCAAGTAGCGTTTTAATAGTGTGGTAAAAAGCAGGATAAGCAAAACCTTGTCTAGGCATCCCTATTGGACCTAATGCCTCTCTTTGCTCATTAAACATATTCATTAACTCAGCCGGCGGTGTTTCATTGTTATCTAACATCTCTGTAATCGTGTTTTGAGTTTCTCTCAATTGACCTAGTTGCGTGGCATATTGTTCGTTAGTTAATCCTAATTCTTCCGCACCATCATAAAGTAATGGATCAGCTAAAGTTTCAGCAGCAACGGTTGCTACTTTGTCAGTTGCCGTATCATACATAGCAAAAGCATTATTAATTACTCCAAGAGCAACGGCACCAGTTACTGTTCTTGGTGCAAAAGTTAAATGCCCAAACATGCTTCCCATATCATCGCTTAAAGCTTTAAAAGCCTCTCCAAACGTATCGCCTCGTAACATTCTATAAGGTGTGCCGAACACAGCATTTGCCGCTGTCCCTGCAACAACAGCCATAGGTGCTACCCCAGCATTCCAAACTGTCTCTAGACCACCTCTTATTACGTCACCAGTAGGTGATCGATCTCCAAAATTACCACCAGCAATCATAGTAGCTGCAAGATCACCAGCAGCACCAACCTCAGATGATAGAAAATTTAACGTATCAGCATCGGGTACATCTTCAGCAAACCTGGGGAACAGTCCTTGAGAACGCATATCGTTGTACGTAGCCATTTGCTCATCGTCCATACCATCCGTGCCGTATACGCTAAAATGACTTTGATAATTATCAATCTGCTCTTGTGTATATTGTGTGTTTTCAGCCATTACATGATTTCCTATTTGAGTTTACTAGCAGACTCAGCAGCATCCTTTTCATATTGGGTTCTATATCTTTCTTGCCAATTATCCATATTTATGGGTTTTTCACCTTGCGTAGCTCGTGTGAAAGCACCTTCATATTGTGTCGCAGCAGTAAAGACCAAACGATCCATGTTGCGTATCATAAGTTCTGGATCTTGAGAGTTCGCTCCTAATTCGATCTTCTTATCTGCAATATCTCTGTTACTGATTGAGTTGCCGTTTTGTTGCGATTTAGCCAACAAAAACGCCATCTGTGTAATCATGCTGTCTAACTCTCCAGAATTTAAACCTAACTCTCTAAACCGTTCATTCTCAAATATTGTGCCTGAATAGCTTAGACCAGGGATTTCTGAATGCCTACCAGAAGCTAATCTGTTAACTTCCTCTAAATCTAAAGTTTCTGACATTTGCATATCATTAAACAAATAACCCAAATTAATATTAAGTTCATTCAATTTTGCAGCAGCATCAGCAACTAGGGTGCCAGCGGCTGGCTGAGTTTGTAAAAGTTGTTTTGCTTGCGCAGCTACTTGTAATAATGTTTCAAAGTTAGATCTGCGTTGATTAAAATCTTGGATGACAGCATCACTTAACCCACCAATATTTTTAAGCTCAGATGCTTGTAAGCCAGTAGAGAAAACGAAATCAGGTATGTCCTCACCTTTTAACTCATTTCCCTGCATATCGTAAAAACGACCATCAGTGCCCATTAAAACAGAATGTGGCTCACCATCAGCTCCCATGACGGTTATTGGATCTTTAGCCTCAGTTCCATCGAAAGCTCCAATAATGTTTTTTATACCTTCAGGGGTGAGATTAAGATTTCCCTTTTCATCTCTCGGAACATTCGTATAGTCAGGATTATCTTTGACTAAATTTGTGGCATAAATAGCTTCATTATATTCCTGAATACGAGTCCTAGTTGCATCTCCAGCTCGCGAATTATCATATGAGGCTTTTGCTGATGTCGCATCAATCTGCGCTTGAGTATATTCGTCAGCAAGATTTTCTCTATTCAGATTTCTAGCGAACACTTGTCCTGCGATAGGACCATACTCAGCAGATAACAATCCTGGTATTGCATTCATTAGATCAGTTTGAGGCAAAGTTTGTTGTAAATTTTTTGCTGCGGTATTTATCCTTTCTTCAGGTGTAGTCATACCTAGAGCTTTCCTTCCAAATTCCGCAGTTTGCGGCATCTGACCCAAAGCTTGATTGTAGATCATACCTCCAAGCCTGTTAGGACTAGCACCAAGTCTCTGCAACAGTTTAGTTTGTTGTTCCTCTACTCTCGCCCGATTAGTTGCTCTTGGATCAATGAACCTTGCTAATTGTTTTTCAATATCCATTATTAACCCCGTAATATGCTACTTAGGTCTGACTTATAATCACCAGTTGCCAGAAAATCTAAAAGGCTTGATAAACCTTGTTGCCTCAATACCGTTGCAAGCTCTTCAGTTCCAAGATCATAATCAAGCATGTTGCTAACAAGATCTCTTTCATAACCAGCCATTTGCCGATTGTTGGTACTAATAAGATCAGCAACATTGATTGATGGAGTGGTGAGGCTTGATAGAAAGCTATCTCCAAGAAGAGAATCACGTAATGCTTGAGAACTGGCATTTACTCCTAATTGTTTTTGATCGACTTCAAGACCTAAAGCTCTAGCAATAGCACTAGATTCCATAGCCGCATCATCCCGAGCAAAACCCATAGCCGTCAAAGCATCTCTACTTTTCTGTTCTTCGATTGCTTGAGATAGAGCAAACTGCTCTGGGGATCCACCATAAGCAGCAGTCTGCAATCCAGATCGACCTTGGTTAAAAAGTTTATTATCGGTTTGCATCTGCGCTCGTTTTTCCTGGGGTGTTCTTATTTCGCGCAATCGATCATAAACAGATTGCTCTCTGGCATCACGGTCAGACCTGTCAACCTGTCCTGTTACAGGATTGACAGTTCCCCCAAATGGAGACTTTAGTAAATCAATTAATGCGTTACGTTCTTTGATAGGATTAAAACTAACTTCACCAGTGTCGGGATCCACAGTCTTACCAAAGACGGCGTTATACCCATAATTTCCAGCCCCTGCTAAATCAGTCTTTATTGCATCAAAAGGAGAATTGAGCGTGTATGTAGAGCCACCTGAAGCGTCAAACTCAACTTTCCCAGGTCCAGCAGTGACAGAGAATGGATCAAAATCTGTATCCGTTTCTAATTTAGTTCTTAAAGCATCAAGGGTAGTGGTTGCAGTATCGCCCAACCCTTCAATTCTATCAGCCGCAGTATCTGCAGCCGCAATGCCACCTAGTGCAGCAATTAAGTTTGCACCACTACTTCCAAACAACCCTCCTGTTTGATTAGCGTTTGTCGCTCCAGAAGCAGTATTACCAAAACCGAATAAATTTTTACCGAAATCTCCTGCGTCTTTCCAATCAACAACACCATCTTTATTTATATCAAAAACTGACATTAGTAAGTACCTCCATCAATCGTGGCAATCGTTGAGGTGCCAGTGATGTTGACATCAGCAAAAGTAGTTGTGCCTGTAAACGTAGGCCCATTGGTATTTGCTTTAGTGGCCGATGCAGTGGCTATATTATTTAGCTCAGTATCTATTTCACCTCCCTTCACTACCTTCTGGGGATTACCAGATACAAGAGCATCTTTAGCCGCGAAATTAGTCGTTTTCACATAGTTCGTCACGTTCTTCTCCTATAACATCCTGCCAACTAAACTTTGCACGTTTAGTTGTTGGATGGCTATTTCTTTGCCACTGACAGTTGTTTCCAAGCCGATCTGGACTACAGTTCCAGATCCGCTTGCATTGATACGTTGTTCATTAATAAGTTGAGGTGAGTCGCTGTATTCAGCACCTTCATTAAATTCACTTAGATTGTAAAAAGCCTCATTACTTTGAGGCAGAGTAAAGACACGCTTCTTATAACTTGATCTGTAATCATAAGCCCACTGCAAAGTGACGTTTGCTTCTGACCCTTGGAATGTTACAAGATTAATTTTCTTTAAAAACTTTAGCCGTGATGAATCTCCAAAATCCATTGGATGACTGAAGTACGACAGCACATAGTCATTACCAATATCTGTTGCAAGATTGTACTTAGACACTCCTGATTTGATACCAAACAATAGGTCATCAGAATCGTTTAGTAGGAATGCTAAAGGTGTTATTGAGGACCAAGTAGTTGCTCTGAAGCTTCCATTATCTAAAGGAAACCGTGTGTCGAAAACATACATAGCAGGGATCCCTGTAAATGCTACAAGTATGAAAGCATTGTTAGGATCGAAAACTGTCTTTATGTTGGCAGCATCTAAAGCTATTAAAGCTTTGATATCAAAGTTAACATTTCTTGATATATCACCGATGGGAGCAGATTTTTCTTGGATAGTTCTTCCCAGGCTACGAACTCCAGAAAAGTCTACATAGACTAAGTCTGAACCAATGCTGACAACAACGTCCCGAGAAACTGCACCTATATTCCTTACAGTGTCGCTAAGTACCATCGTTGACGGATCCGTGGCTCCTGCATAGACTAAGATGCTGTGTTTCCCAAAGATTACTAAGAAATTATTATGAGTACCTAAAGCTGTAATTTCATCGTAACCATTGGGCCATACGTTAGTTAGATCAAGCGATCCGCTTGACCCTGAGTTCCAATCAACTCCATCTAATAGATCAGACCAGTACAAAGTCTTTTTATTGCCAGTAATATCAGCCGCCCATACTCGTCCATAAGCTGCCAAACCTATATGGGCGTGTGGGGGTGTACCCTGGGCAGCAGCATGTGCTGTAATTAAAGTTAAGGCGCTCGTTGATGGATCATAGACTAGCGGTGCATGATCTCGTTGGAACATGTAAAACTTATTACCTAATGAGCAGCTAGACCAGTTGTTAGCTGTAATCGTATAAGCAGCAGGAGTGACATCCGTTAAAGTCGTTGTGCCTGTAAATATTTTATTATTACCAGCAGAAAAGAAAATTTTTGTACCATCTTCTTGTATAAACTCATTGATATGCTCAATACCATTACTTGTGCCTAGCACACTCGCACCATTACTGCTGACCATGCTGTGACCTTTTCTAGCCGCTATTCGCCCCTGCTTATCAATAACAGCATTATCACAGACAGAGGCAAAGCCTTGTGGCTGTAGCAGTGGAGAATCTTGTGTATTAACTCCACCAAAGCCAGGGGCTGCTATCGTCAAATTCTGTAGTTGTTGTGCCATAATTTACACTGCGTAATAAGTTTCGTTTTGATATCTATTTTGATCAATTGCAATCGCATCACTTAAAGCTGAGTCAGCAACTTTAAATTGCTCTGCTGCTGACATACCCCCTGTTTCTCCTCTTTCACGCAAAGCCATGCCAAAAGCTAATTGCAGGACAGGATTGCTTGGAATCGTGAGCATATCTGTATCTGCTGACAGATCGACTTGAGGAACTATCATGTCAAATCGTATCGCTTCAATGGCAGCAGGAACTGGATTCAGTTGTACTTTTAAATAGCCATCCGCGCTCGTTCCATTAAACATGAAATTAGAAGGAGATCCGGTAGCAGCCGTAGCTAAAACCGTATTGTTGTTAAAGTAAGTAAGATCTCTTTGCGTTATATAATTGTTAATTGTGTTATTCATCGCTTGTTTGAAAATTGCATTCTGAAAAGCATTGGTTAAGGTATATTCGGAAGTACCTACAACCGTGTTAAACGTCAGAGTAGTTCGCAAAGCAGTCCACTCATGCCTCAGTTCTATTTGCTTTTTGGCATCATTGACTAATTCACCTACAAGAACGGAATAGTCATTCTCTGGCGCTGTTGTAACGGTGCTTTCACGCAACCGTTTCAACACGCCATTTACTAAATCTAGATACATCATCCGAATAACCTCGATAGTAACGATGTGGGATCTAACTTAATTCTGTCTAACTTTGCTCTTGCTTGATCTGTTACAGGGGTATTGTCTGCAATTGTCATCAAAGTAGTTACACCTGGGTCACCTTTTTCTCCCTTCTCACCTTGCCCTCCAGCAGGGCCAGCAGGGCCAGCAGGACCAACACCTCCAGCAGGACCAGCAGGGCCAACGCCTCCAGCAGGATCGGGGCCTCCTCCGGGTGGTAATG